AAGAGTTTGGTTGCCCTATAGTAACCGCTTCACAAACCAACCGAAAGGGTCTTAACGAAGAAGTAATCACAATGGAGTCAATCTCGGAAGCATTTAATAAATGCTTTGTCGCAGATTTTATTATAAGCTTATCCAGAACTATTAAGGATAGGAATGCAAATATAGCACGTATTTTTGTGGCTAAAAACAGAAATGGTCCTGATGGGATTGTGTTTTCCGCATTTATGGATACGTCAAGCGTGTCCATAAAAGTTCTAGAAAGAGACGATGTTGTAAAGTTACAACAACAACAGCTAGCAAAACAGCAACAAAAAGAGTTTTCAAAAGCCCGAGAAGTCTTTAGAAATATGAAGAAATA